TGATATTCACGTTCGCAAGCCGCTTCATGAATGTGCGCTGGGCAGGTGAAGTGCATTACAATACTGACTATGAAGCACATGATACCAATTATAGATTAGCATTGATGGGTCAAGCAAAAGCACTTGTTCAAAATAATCCTATCATTGATAATCTTATCGCAAAAGAAGTCATTGGTATGCTTGCTCCTGCTGAACAGATACCACAATATGAGCAGGCTTATATTGATACTATAACAGATGCACAAGTAAAAGAATTGATGACCAAAGATAATGAACAGATCAATAGTCGTGATCTTGGTGATCAGATAACTACACCAGAACAATTCGGTGAAACTGAAGCCGTTTATGGTGATACAACAGAATATGATAGTGCTGGTGATGATGGCGCTGGTTATGATGATGAAGGTATAGGTACTCCTGTAACATATACAGGACAGAGTTACTACACAAATCAAGCCATTGCAAGTCAATTAACTGGAATCAATACCGGCCGGTGATTATGAAAAATTTTATCGTTGATTACGTAAAATCATAAAGAGGAAATATGACAGATAATAATTTCGTTGGCTCCGATAACGCCCCTGAAGCAGAACAGGTTACAAATCAGCAAGTTGATGGTAAAGTAAATGCAGGTGCTATTCGCAAAAGCACTACATCAGGTATTTTGAACGCATTGTCACAAGCAAGCGGTCAAAATTTTGAAAGTGTAGAAGCAGCGATTGGTTACATTGCACGTACAGCCAGTCAACAACAAGTCGGTGGCTCCGCACAGCCATTGGAATCAGAACCTACAACAGATTCACGCATGGGGCGTGACGTAGGCAATGATAGTACCGATCTACGCGATCAGTTCATGAAACTACAACGTGATCTTGCTCAAAAAGAGCGTGCATTACGTCAGAAGGAACTTGATACTGAAATATTACGTAACATGGGTGACAGATTTGATCCAGATTTGCAAGATTATGCGTTGCAAAAGATCAAGAGTAATCTGACATTCAAACGTGATGGTTCATACTCAATTGTTAATTCTAAAGGTCAAGAACGATATGGTATGGACGGTAATCCATTAAATCTAAGATCACTTATTGATGAAGTTGCTCAAGGTAATCCAAAGTTACTCAAGCAAAATAATCTATCAAGTGGTTCAGGCTTGCGACCAGGACAACAAAGTTTTGCAGGCGCTACACCAGACGCTATACCAGATTATTCAAAAGATCCTGCTGCCTTCAACGCATGGGCACAGAAGATGGGTCTAGGTAAGCGTGTTGGATTGAAAGGCGCCGGTGTGACTGCGACTGTCTCAACAGCAAGTCGTAAAATCGTATAATAGCCAACAATAGGAGATATTACAATGGCATACGTACTAGGCGGTGGCAATAATGAAGCCGACGGTTTCACAACTGCAATCGCAAATTTTGCTTTACGTGCTATGCACGAAAGCACAGGACTCGTAGAGTTCACACAGGTCGTTGCGCCAAACCAAGGTAATCAATATTTGGTACCTAACTTTGCGCCAATCACATATCAAGACTATAACCCAGCCGGATCAGGCAATAATGATGGTTTCGGTTCACCTCCACTAGCCGTTGAGCAGAATCCTGCTCTAGGTCAGGGAAGCATCACAGCAACTCCAGCAGTTGCAGCAACAGCATTTGACGTATTCTATGCTTGGACTACATCATTTGAATTAGCCGCAACACTAGGTGCTGAACTTGGTGAAAGTTATGGTGAAAAAGTAGACATTCGCGTTTGCGAAGCCTTCTTATCATTCAAAGCAACACCAGGCAACACTAACTATAGCCCAACACCAGCAGACGGCTTTGCTCGTCCAACTCAACTTGGTGCTATGGAATTAGTACAGTCAGGTTACACTGGCGGTACAGCAACAGCAGGCTTCACTAGCAACACAGTCCTAGGACTTGTTCGTAATGTTAAGCAAAACTACAAAACTGCTCGCTTACCAGGCACTCCAATCATCGTATTGGATAGCAATGGTGATGCACCAGGTAATTTCAGTTATTCTGTTCCAGGACAAGAAGGTTCTTCATTGAATCGTATGCTTGCAGAATTGACTGGCGGTGCTGTAAGTCAGTCAGGTGGTTCTAACCTATCTGCTCTTGGTAACGAATTGTTATCAACTGGTCGTATTGAAAGCGTATATGGATGTGCAGTGATCTTCACTACATTCCTATCAAGCGCAGTACGCACAGTAGTTGGTATCAGTTCTGTTCCAGTTCTTGTTGGTGCATACTTCCACGAAACAGCGATTTTCACTGTTCTCAAGGAAGGTCTTGCCATCAAGATGGGTGAGAAGCCAGGCGGACTACAAATGTGGTTGACTGGTCTTGCTTATATGGGTGCAGGCGTAGCCGATCCAAGACGCGGTGGTGCAATCAATATCGTTCAATCGTAAGATTAAATTAGTATAGGAATATAATAATATGTCAGTCCCCTATCAACGAATTAGTAATGCAACAGTAGCAGATATTATATTTTATGATCCTGCTGCTGAACGCCGAGCAGCACAAATGCAAGTCAACTGGGATGACTACTTCAAAGTAGGCAGCCAAGAGATATTGTATCAAATGGAGTTTGGTTGGTGGCCAAAGTATTGCGATACGGTGTTAGGGGCAACATATTACACTAACTTACCTAACGGTGCTTTGATATCTTCATTCAATCCTAGTTTGCTCATCAAAAATGATCAAACATTGATACGCCTTGATACATTCATGGCTGTCAAAATATTTTATGAAAGTATTGTATCAGATGTAAGCAATGTCAACGATGTTGATAAAGTAAACTTTGATCATGCTTTACGTAGATATCAATTTGAATGGGAAAAAGCACTACAATTAATGAATTGGTACGATCTGAACCAAGATGCTCCTAACGGACCTACAACGAAGTTAGAAGAGAATTGGACAGCAGATGTGGACTACTTCAATAATGATCGCAGGTATTTTTGATGAGTAATGTACCATTAATCGTAAAACAGAATATTATTGACTATATCAAGGTAGTCGCAGATACACTTGTGCCTATCGTTGAAGTATCAGGTATATATCCTGCTGAAGATGCAATCGTACCATATGGTATCTATGTTGATGATGTTTCTACAATCAGTAGAGAAGTAAATCAATTAGGTGTCACAAGATGCGGCAGTGTCTATACGATGACTGATCAGTTTCAAATATTATTTGTAAGCATTCAAGATGATCCTAAATGGATCTTTATTGAAGAACGCATACAAGATATGAGTGCTGATGCAGCATTTTTCAATGGTTATTACGAAGTCACATTTACTCAAGATATCGTAATCGGTAATCGTAGTGAAAAACGTACCTATACATTTGATTTAAAACGTTTGAATTTTAATGATTAGCCACTAACTTAAGGAGAACTACAATGGCTTATATAACAGTTAACGAGACAGGTACTTTCCCTGCTCTTATTCTATCTACTGATATCGCTAACTGCAATGTTGGTGCTAACGGTAATGGATTTTTAGGTGGCAATCTGTTATCAGTCACTTGTCTACAAGATGTTACTATTACTAACAGTACTGGTATCTTCTCATGGACAGACTTTTGTTCTGCTAGTATCAATAAAGTCACTACACCAAGTGACAATGAAATTAGCACAAATGTCGTGATTGATCCAACAGGATGGTTTGGTGCCAATTCTTCCGGAAGCACAGCATCAGATTTGGGTGTTTCTGGTCTATCTGAAAACAGAGTAGAAGTTGCTTTCCGTGTTCAATTGAACAACAACAGCAACGTTGGAAACGCAGTACCACCAAATACCTATTGCTATCATGGAGTTGGTTACATCAGTAGCCTTGCTCCAACAGTCAGCCCAGACAGTCCAGTTTGGGTATCACCATTGACAATCGCTGTCAATGGCGACATGAAGAGCGTAGGATAATTTGTGACAACAAAGGAGAGCGTGGTAACACGCTCTCTTTTTAATAAGTGAGGATAACATGAGCGATTTATGGTTAAAAA